TGCGTTTTACCTCATTTCTTGTTAAAATGGGTATAGTAAAGAGGGCTTTTTAATGCCATTCTTTCTATACAGAACATCCTCACATTTTAGCTTGCAGGCGATTGTGGGGATTTTTGTTGTTTCTTGTTAATTAATCATCAAGCAATCTTATGAAATCATTTTCTGTCATGATTTCAATATCATGGCCTTTTTCAAGCAATGATTGTGCTTTCTTCATTTTACTACTTAGACCGTCTACACCTACCACATGCCAATCTTGTTCACCGACAACTAGAATATTTGTATGATTAGTTACACCTTTTTCTGGGACTCCACCAACAAGTGCTACCGCTTTATTGGCTTCTTTTCTGGTCATTCTCTCTAGTTTTCCAGTAAAACAAAAGTACAATCCGTAGAAATAGTGGTCTGGGTCCATTGCTTCTTTTTCCTCTTCTGTAGGAGTATAGATGAGGTTATCTTTGTACTTAGCGTCTTTTTTTCTCTTAAAACCATGCTGGCCAAGCAAGCCGGTCTTATCATAACGATACTCTTTTAAAAAGTCTTTGAGGTCAGAAAATGAGTTGGCTGATAATAGATGATCTAGAATTAAACCACTAGCTTTCGCATCAGACAAAGCATTATGATGGTCTAATTGAATATTCAATGCTTTCGAAAGATTTTTTAACTTATAATTTAATTGTCCTGGCATAGCAACTTTTGCAAGTCTATAAGAACAAATATATTTTATATCGTCATAATCCAACTGATATTTATTGTAAACATCATTCAAGGCTCCCATATCAAATTGGGCAAAATGACATACAACTATATCAGAACCAATAAAATCAACGATCGCTTTTCTTATTTCTGGGAATGTAGGTGAATCAAGAACATCTTCAGGAGTAATGCCATGGATGAAAATATTGAAATCATCAAATTCTTCTTCTGGATTTATTAAAGTGTAAAAAGTATCAACAATATTCCCATCTTTAAATTTTACTAATCCGATAGAACAAACACTACCACGAAAGTCATTCGCAGTTTCAATATCTAAAGCAACATATGAATAAGTCATAACAATCTCCTTGGTACTCATTAAATTATTATCTTCAGCATGACAATCATTTTTTTAGTGATGATTGTTATTTTTCTTCTCTATACACATCTACAACCTTACCGATGATCCTAAAATCACTGTTTGAATCAATTGGTATATCTTTGTATTTCTTGTTAAAACTTCTTAAATATGCCTTGTCTTTCTCGATAATAAGTTGCTTGATATAGGCTTCTCCCTCGTAGTCAAACACACCCACTGTCCCATTTGGAAGGTCTACTGATAATTTTACAAATACATAATCCCCAGATTTATAATCTGGCTCCATCGAATCTCCATAAATCGGACAGACAAAATCAGCGTCCACCTTCACAGGCAATTGGATTGTCTCTATCTCTACTTCATTTAGATATTGCCCTGTACCAGCAGATACAGGCTGATCGTAGTAGTTATAGGCTATATACTCTACGAATACATCATGGACTTCAGCAAGCTTTTTCTTAGCCTGTTTTTGCTCCTCCAGTTGTCCTTCTGCGTAAGTCAGTACGTTATGCTGATATGGTTCTGGGTCGAGTTTGGAAAGTATTTCCTCAATACTTTCAATAATCGAATTGTCTGATTGTTTTAAAATAGGAAACAGATCGTCTATAGTGACATTAAGTGCGTTAGCTATTTTAAATAAAGTATTCTTTTTGGGAGTTCTAAAACCTTTTTCATAATTAGCTATTGTTGTATTTCCCATTTCGATTAGATCAGCTAACTCTTTTTGCGTCAAACCTCTTTGGTCACGAAATTCCTTTATTTTTAACCCAATGTAGATAGCTAATTCTTGATCAGTCATATTCATCACCTTTATTTGTACATTTTATAGGTAAATTATAACAAATACTTCACGTTTTGAAAAGTTTTTTTGTTTTTTCGATAAAAAACTATTGACACTTCACGAAACGTGAAGTATAATATAGTCAAGGTTAAGGAATTAACCAAAAATAAAAGAAAGGAAGGACAGTATGCTAAGCCGAAAGCAAAAGAAAAAAGACCCTTGGTTGACACAACCAAGAGCCACAGTCATAGCGGCGATCATAGCACTAATCGCCGTGATACTTCAACTCTTTTTTAAATAAGAGTTACGCACGAAGTTGTAGGAGGGGCGCAAGCCCCAACCCTACGACTTAAGTTTAGCATACTGTCCGAGGAAAAGCAATGGACGACAAAAGATGGGAAATCGGTGGTTTGATCGCAGTAGGTGCGATTATCGTAATTGTAATTTTAAATTTAATTAGTTAGGAGAAAAAGTGATGGAAAAAATTATAGCTTATTCCGTTGAAGAATTGTATGAAAAGGTTGCGGAACAAGAAAAACGCATCTCAGAAATTGAAATGCGTTTAGGAATTAAACCTTTGGAAGGTCCTTCAACATAAATTTAGATTTAAAGATTTGAATGATAATATCTACATAGTTTTTCAGTACAGGTAATGAAATACTGGTACTTTTATTCCAATGTGTATAGCCGTTGCCGACGGTTCTAATAAAATGAAGAGCGCCTTTTAAAAGGTCGTCATCTTTTACATACCTGTCGATGGCATTGTTAAACGTTAATTTTGGGTCAGATAAATATTCTTTTGTATCTAATTCAAATGCCAAGGCATAATCTTTAATTAAGCATTCGACAGCAGAGCGGTATCCTGTTCCTGCGATATTCTCTAACCCACTTTCTTCTGCTTCAATAGCTTCACTGTAAAATTCTACAAATCTAGGAGCATATTCAATAAAAAGATGGTCGATATCGGTAACAACTTTATTGGGGTAAACAAGAACCATAGTCGTTTTATCAGCTTGACGTAAATATTCTTGATTTGTCATGTGGTACTTCTTACAAGCTGGACAATGATGGTGCATACTAAAAATGTAACCTTCTTGAATTTCAATTTTTCCTGTTTCAGTGTTGGTAGGGTTATTCCCGATGCCACACCAAGGACAAGTTTGAGGAATTTGAATGGTTAAAGTTTTTGTGACTGTACTGAAGTAATGATCAACAGTAGATATTTCCATAATGTTGCTCCATTTGTTTTTATTTTATTATACCAAATAACGATAGGGAGTTAAACAATAAGGAGGTGAGAAAATGAAACCAAAACGATATCCGTATAGCGGAGAAAAAAAGCCTATCGAAAACTCGATAGACTCACTAACACGAATCTGTAGACTTGAATCTCAAGTGACAAGTCTAGCAAATCATGAAATATTCAAGATACCATCTTCACGTTCTTCAACTGTATATCCAGCACTTATGCATTCTGAGATGATTTCATCTTTAGGGATGGAATACAGTGCGGGGTCTATACAACAAACTTTAAACGATGGATCGCTTAGAATTGTTTGAATGTTGCGATCTAAATCATCCCAGTTATAGTTAGGATAATTCTTTTGAGGCCTAGGTCGTAATTTTGACATAGCGTTTCTCCTTTCTATTGGATTTTGACTAAAACGGTGAGAGGTCTCAGTCAAATATATTATAGCAATCAAGGAGAAAATATCATCCGTCTTAAGAATGATATAGGGGGTTAAATGGAGGATAAAATCATAGAGCTGGCTGATTGCTTTATCAGCAAATCTAAAACATACAGAGAAGCTAAAATAGCGTGTGAAAAGCTATTAAAACAAGTCGCCCATGAGATAGAACTCAGGGCGCTAGAAAGCGAGACGAGATAATGGTATTTATCTTGACGATTTTGACAAATATGCTAATAACTTTTATTTTCTTAAATCTTTATAGTCGGTATTTAGCCAAGGAACTAAAGAAAATTGAAGACAGAGTTATTGTTTATCTTCAATTAAAAACTATGTTACAAAAAGATTCTCCGAGTTCGGTCAAAGAGTAGTGAGAATGTGCAAATTAGCTGATGCACTAGAGGTCAGCTTGGACGAATTTAGATAGGAGGTGAAAGAATGCAGATACTGCTATACAAATTGAGAAAAGAAAAAGGTCTTTCTCAAAAAGAAATGGCAAAATTGATAAATAAAAGCGAAACTTCTTACCGAAATAAAGAATTAGGAAAGACAGATTTCACTCAAAGTGAGATGTTTATAATCGCTCGACATTTCAATAGAGAGTTGGGCGATATATTTACACCTTGAACTTCACGAAACGTGAATTAAAAGGAAGGAGAATCTATGAATGAATTGATTTTGTCGGATAATCTATCTCAATTAGAACTAGAAATCAATTATCACAAGCAAATAGCTGGTCAGTCCATTTGGGAAATCGGTAGACGATTGAACCATGTGAAAGAACACAATCTGGTACATGGTCAGTTTGGGGAATGGTTAGATACCATTAAGATTTCTCATAGCGAAGCCAGAAAGATGATGACAATTGCTCAACAACTTTCAAATCGTTCAACGTTGAACGATTTAGGAACTTCAGCCCTCTACCTGATCGCAACTCTTCCAGAAGAAGAGAAAGAGGAGCAGATCCAACGCATCGAAGACGGAGACACTCCGACAGTGCGAGAGCTACAGGAAGTTAAGAGAAAACTCAAACTCAGTCAACAAGCAAACGAACTTCTAAGGAATGAGAATGAGAAAATCAAGTCTTCCAAGGTAGAAGTCAAGGAAACAATCAAGGAAGTCATCCCGGACGATTACAAGGCTACACAGGACCTTAACAAGCAGTTGCTGGAAAAGAATAAGGAACTTTCTAAAACCGTGAAGGCGATGGAAGAACGCTCCGAATTTATCGAAAAGCAACTTACTGAGACTCTGGCCCAGCGTGAAGAGGTCGATAAGAAATCTGCCCAGTACGACGAATTGACACGAGCGATTGAAGAATCTCAAGGGCAACTCAACAGTGTCCAAAAACAAATCTCAGCTTACAAGAATATCACAAGCCTACTTCAAAAAGGGAATGACTTCTTGGCAAGCATGGGTGGTCTAATCTACGCAGACGAAGAGAAAGTTCTCAGAGCAGACGGAATCATCCGAAACGAATTTGACAGTTTTATCAGTCGTGGTCTTCGATTCTTCAATGACCTAAACGATATCCGCAAAGAAAGCAATATTTTAGAAGGAGAATTTGAATAATGAATGAAGTAACAATTCAACCTACCGAATTAGTGGTAGAAGATGCAATGATCCATGCACTCCAGGAATTGAAAAAGCTGAAAGAAGGGCAATCCATCTTATCAGCTGATGTCGACTATTTGAAAAATGAGCAACCAGTCAACCCCTCGGTCTGTCTAGCTTTAGAAAAGCTACGCAAAAAGAAAGTCGTAGCCTTGCTCGGTGGTAAAAATAGCCAGGCGTACCGTGACCGACACTTTGCACAATCTGTATTTTCTCAGGCTGCTAAAGACTTCAAGGACTACTTCCGAATCCCTCGCTATGATTTGTTGAAGCGTAAGGACGAAGAACAAGCCTTTGACTACTGGAATAGCTGGGAGCCATCAGCGAATACCAAGCTAGAAATTAAAGCCCGGAACGGACAGATGAGTTTAGTGGGATAAGGAGGTTCACATGGTTCTAGAATTATTTGGACTAGAATTCAAAGACAAACTTTTCGAAGAACTTGTAACTCTCAATATCAAAGCTATGGAAGAAGCCCAAAGAAGAGCCAACAAGCAAATCACATGGGTACCTATTAAGGCACTACAAGAAGCTACTGGATGGGGCAGAACCAAGCTTGAGGAGTGGAGAGACCAAGGAAAATTCCAATTTCAACAATCCGGAAAAGGTGGGAAGTATCTTTATAATTTGGAAGATGCTCTCAGATTCTGCCGGACCTTACAAAAATAAAAAAAGTGCCTTAAAGAAGACACTTCGAAAGAACTGTAAATTAATTATAACACAATTTGAAGGAGAAGTAATGGATCCTATCCAAAAATTATTAGCATTGATGGATTGGCAAGATGCCAACCGTCCGCTAAAGGTCGAAGAAAAAGCCGAATTGATGAAACTGCCAGATAACGAATTTGGAGAGCAGTTGCATCAAATGGCTGTAGATTTTAAGAATGACGGGGTGATTCGAACATGAGCCTTAGAAAACTAAAATATATGACAATGATGCTTCTATTTTTCTTTCCACTGTTTTCGGTTGCGATGATTAAGGTCTCATATGATCAGCAACAGAAAATTGAAGAATTGGAGCGACGGGAGCAGTCGCACTCTAGAAGCATTGGACGCTGGGCCGAGATTGTCGGACGAATGGAAGAAACCAACAAGGCCCAAGATTTTATGATCAACAAATTCAATCGGGAACTATTCCCAGAAAAGCCAACTGAAGTAGAGGTAGAAACTAATGACAACTATTGAAATTTTCTTAGCAGTAGCGTTTGCTACATATGCAGCACTTTCAGGGTTCGCAATTTTTGTATTGCGTGAAATCATCAAGAAACAAAAAGCAAAAATGAAATATTATAAATCCGCTAAGTATCAGCGGGAACTACTTAATAAACGTGCGACAGAGATCCACAAAAAGAATAGCGTGAAAGGAATGATGACAGCATGAGCGACAACGTACACAATCCAAAACACTACCAGGGGCGGAATGGTCTTGAGGCCATTGATGTCCATCGTAACTTTATGAATGATGAACAGTTGACTGGATACCATCTCGGCAATCTTATCAAGTACGTGCTTCGCTATCGTCGAAAGAACGGTATCGAAGACTTGGAAAAAGCCAAGGTGCACATGGACTGGCTGATTGAAAAAGAAAAAGCTATGATGCTTCAGCTTGAGGCATTGGTTGGAGGTAACAATGATCAATAATGTTGTACTTATCGGCCGATTAACTCGTGATCCAGAATTACGCTACACCCCAACGAATATTGCTGCAACCCAATTCAATCTTGCTTGTAATCGGAATTTTAAAAATCAAAATGGTGAGTATGATGCAGACTTCATCAATTGCGTGATGTGGCGACAACAAGCTGAGAATTTTGCAAATTGGGTCAAGAAAGGCAATCTTGTCGGCATCACTGGTCGCATACAGACCAGAAATTACGAGGGCACAGATGGCAAACGTGTGTATGTGACAGAAGTGGTTGCAGAAAGCTTCCAGCTTCTCGAAAAGCGTGATAATTCAGCTAATCAGAATTCAATGGCCGAGCAGATGCCACCATCATTCGCAGGAGATCCAATGGATATCAAGGATGACGATTTACCATTTTAGGAGGTGACGAAATGGCACAAAGACGAATGTTCAGTAAGAAAATCACTGATACAGACCATTTTCTTGAAATGCCTCTATCTACACAAGCACTCTACTTTCACTTAAATATGGGAGCAGATGATGAGGGCTTCATCGACCGTGCTCGAACCATTCAACGGACTATTGGAGCCAGCAATGACGATATGAAAATTCTTATTTCAAAAGGGTTTCTGATTCCATTTGAAAGTGGTGTTGTCGTTATCCGACACTGGCGGATCCACAACTATATCCAATCTGACCGGTTCCAAAATACCATTTACCAGGATGAAAAATCTCAATTGGAGTATGACCAGTCAAAAGTGGCTAATTTCAACGCTGGGAAGAAATGTATACAAAATGTATCCAATCCGGAGCCACAGGATAGGTTAGGTAAGGATAGGTTAGATAAGGATAGGTTAACTACCTATAGTGCTGATTCTGACGAATCACACGAGGAGCCTATCCCTTACCAAGAAATTGTCGAGCATCTCAATAACACATGCGGAAAAGGATATACCCACACAGGGAAATCCACTCGCAAGTTGATCCGTGCTAGATGGAATGATGGTTTCCGATTAGATGATTTTAAAAAGGTGATCGATACTAAGAGCCGAGACTGGTTGAAGAATAAAGATATGAATAAGTATTTGAGGCCAGAAACTTTGTTTGGGACTAAGTTTGAAACGTACTTAAACGAAGGTCCTCGCTCTAATCGAAACAGTAGCAATGACATAGGAGTTTAACATGATTACATTAGCAGATGTCATCGAAGCATTTGAGAAGGAATTTTATCCTCTTAGTGAATCGATTAAAGAACGCATGTTATCTCATCCCAATCCAAAAGCTGTGCTGGGTAAACTGGCACACCTGATGGATTGTGCGAGGTGTGGCCATGCAGGATAATGAAGTAATTGTATTTGGTCGATGGGCCATGACAAAAATTGACAAGGTATGTCCGAAACATGGTGAACAGATGTATGCGGTCGGACCGAATCAAGTCGAGGTGTGTCAAGCTTGTGGCAAAGAGTCTATCGAACGTGATGAGCAGAAGACACAGTTGGAATACTGGAAGTTGGAAGACAAGCGGGCAGAAGCTAAACGATTGGATGTATTATTTAATTCATCTATCGTTAATGCCGAATTGAGAAATGCAACTCTTGGGAACTTTGAAGCAACAACCACTAGGCAGAAAGAAATGCTTTCGGCTGCTAACAGGATAGTGGATGAATATTGCAAGGGAGCGACTAACAATGTGTTGTTTCTTGGTCCGGCTGGTGTTGGTAAGAGTCATCTTGCCTACGGGATCATCAAGGACGTATCAAATCGGACCAAGAAGCATGCGATGTTTATCAAGCTTCCGGAACTGTTGGCTAAAATCAGAAATGATTTTGGCAATGAAGAACAGACGGAGCAGAAGTGGATTGCTCGACTATCAAAAGTTCCATTTCTTGTCCTGGACGATTTGGGACAAGAGAAGATTAGCGACTGGTCCAAGAGCATCCTATTTTCAATCTTGGACAACCGCAACTGCACGATTATCACAAGTAATCTTGAGAGCAGTGCTGATATTGAGTCAGTCTATAATCAGGCCATCATGGATCGTGCATGCAAGGGTGTTGATAAGGACCATGGTTTTAAGTTCGATGGAATGTCCAGCATGCGAAGAAAGCATTTTTGATAGGGGAAGCCATGGTTGAATTAGTTAAATATGACAGCGATCAACGAGACAAGCTGAAAAAAAACATCAAAGAACTATTAAGCCAGAGAGGACTTAGCCGGAAAGAATTTGCTGATAAGCTCGGATATGCAGAGAGCATAATCAACTACTGGCTTCGTGGTGAACGTATGCCAGACAAATTCTCGCTTGAAGCTCTCTGTGATTTCTTCGATGTTGACGATGTGGCACTTCTCGGGTCTCCCATGAAGATTCGGACATTCGCTTATTACAAGCGAGACACTTTGGTTGCATTTGGTACGATAAGAGAAATTGCTGATCAAACAGGTCTGAAGATGAACAGCTTGTATAGGCTGCTATCTCAAACTCATAAAACTGGTGAGAAGGGAACGTATATCATCGAACTTGAAGATGATACAAGATACACAATCGAGTTCAAGCAGACCTTGACGATGGAAGAACTAGAAAAGCTTGGACTTGGCTGGCTAGTAAATAGCCCGATGGCAGAGGTTAAGGAGGTAGAAGGATGAATAAAGAAGAGTTGATTGAACACATTAGTAATACATTGGATAAGTACTTAAAAAATACAATATTCGTAAAACCTGTATTGTCGATCACAGAAATTGCAAAGAGCGATGAAGTGTCACTAGAATTTGAAATTAATAAAAATTGTATTCTGTTGGACGATAATTGGCAAGAATTGAACAAACCAGTTGTGCCGCAATTCGTGGCGGATTGGATTGAGTATTGCAAGCGTCACAATTTCACATTGCTCGGATATCTTGATCCAGTAGACAATTTCGAAGTGTTAGTGGGTGAAGATTTTGAAGGAGATGCTAGAAAATGTATTGTATGGTGTAGAAGTGCAAGTGATAAAGTCGCCCGTGCTTGGCTTGACGGCTACGAGGTCGAGAAAGAGAAGCGGTATTTTGTGAGGCTAAAAGGCGTCGTAGATAATTTGAGATTATTAAGACACAATTTACCAACTAATACTTGGACTATAGGAAGCGAAGAACAATGTTCTAATGTATCAAGAGCACACACTCGCAAAGAGCTAGAAGAAGCTGGTTTTGGTGAAGTGTTTGACAGTCCTTTGTTTGAAGTTGAAGAGGTGGAAGGATGAAACTAGAGGAACTGAAAAAAGCGGAAGAAATCAGACAACAAATTGAAGAGTTAGAAAAGATTATCAATCACAAACTAACACCGCTTGAAAAACTTTCGATAATTAGACAAAAGCCTAAGTTTAGGTTGGCAGTGAAAACAGTAACTATGTTCTATACGACGGAGACATTCATCACTTCGGAAATTTTATCGGATGCGATCAAGGAGGCTTTAAAACAAGCAGTCAAAGATTTAAAGGATGAATTGAGGAATCTAGGAGTAGAGGTAGAGGGATGAATAAACAAGAGTTAATTGAAGCTTACAAAAGAATTTCCAATTTTTGTGAAACAGTTCCGGTTAATAAGGCAATTCATGAGTTGGAACAACTAGACGAACCTGAAAGAGTCCAAATACCGCAATTTGTTGCGGATTGGATTGAGGCATGCAAAGAGAACAATATTATTTCATTATCTGGTGCTTTCGAATATGCCAAAGGAGAAGTTGAAACATGGTTTTCAAGTTGGGGAAATCAAGAAACCTTTGCTATAGCTTGGATTTACGGCTACACAACCAAGAAAGAGAAGCGGTATTATGTAAGGTTTAAATGGATTGAAGAAGCGTATAGTTACTTGACATTGATTAAGCACCTTGACACTTGGACGTTAACGGATATAAAACTAGATAAAAAATTTCGTTCAGAACACACCAAAAAACAACTTGAAGAAGCCGGCTTCGGCTGGGTGTTTGATTGCCCGGGTGTTGAGATCGAGGAGGTGGAAGTATGAATGAGCAATTTGTTTTAGAACTAAAAAAATTGTTGAATTGTTTTCCAGAGTCTTACATCAATCGCAATCTTGAAGTGATCCTGATCCCTAAAACCAACACCTATTTTTCTCTCGCAGGATGTATCACAAGGAGAGACATAATAGCGGAAGTCTTGATGTGGTGTACTAGAGATATAGCGAAGGTTAGACCGTATCAGCAACAAAGAAGGAATATCGCTTTCTATGTAGACAATCGCACACGCTTGGAAAAATATTTAGGTTCAAGTATTAATGTAGATGTGGTTTATCATCATTTGGGAAACGGGATTAACAAAGAATTGACTTATCAATTCATTGATAGCGGTTTTGATATGGATTTGTTATTTGATAAAGAGGTGGAAGAATGATACCAAAATTTAGAGCGTGGATAAAAACAGAAGAGTGTTTCGCTGATTACATTGAGTCCATTCGCTTTTATTCAAAAGAAATTGATCTATGTTGGGGCGGTATATGCGAAAGTGATTGTTTTGATTTTGAAGATGTCATTTTCATGCAATCAACGGGCCTCAAAGACAAAAACGGCAAGGAGATCTTTGAAGGGGATATAATCATAACAAATGCTTATGGCTGTATCGTAAGTTTTGGGGAATATACCTATTTTGAAGACGAAGGCGCACAAATAACAGAAATCGGCTTTTACTTATCGTTCCTAAATGTTACTCTCGCCACTTATGCGCCGTTTGATAATTATTACTGGGAGAATTGCGAAGTAATCGGGAATATTCATGAGAATAAATTGGATTTGATAATGTATGAATTGCATAAATACAATAAAACGACAAGTGAGGAGGTGGAATAATGATTCCAGACGATTCATTTATCAGAGAACTTATTGAAGATGAAGATATTATCTTCAACAAAGACAGTGAATATCACAAGCAGAGGAAAAAAGAAAAGAAGAACCCTATTTTTAAAAGGAATAAACCAAAGAAATCTTGAGGATGTAAAGTGATGGAAGAAGTTATTATGGCTACATTGCCTAACAAGGAATTAAATCGTTTGATTAAAATTGAAATTGCAGTTGAAAATCTAATCGAGAATGGAGTCCTCGATGAAGATGTATTTAACCAATATTTGAATGAAGCATAAGAGGAAGAGGTAGAAATATGATAAAAAAATTATTGATCACAGTTTTTGTTTGTTTGTATTTTATAACACTATCAGGGTGTGGAAATAAAGATATTATTGGAACAACTTTTACTTTCAAATACGCAATAATCAGACTAGCTGACGGACGAATTATCGAAGGCGAAGTGAAGCAATGGGCAAAATATGACAAACAAGATAGTATTCGTGTGACTTTTGAAAATGGCGAGGTATATTACACTCACTCAAGCAATGTAACACTGTATAACAAATAGATGGGAATTAACATGGACTTACAAAAAAGGAGTAACAAAATGAAACGACCGAATAGATATCCGTATACAAGAAGTCAGTTAGAAGAGACAACGACGGCGGTTTATTCGTATAGCAACGGAGAATATGAACTGTTTAGAGGTCTTGAAAACAAATTCACAGGAGAAAGAGTAGAGGTGAAATAGATGGATCTACAGAATATCGTCTTCCTTGGTTTCGTTGGAGGTTGGCTAGGAGGACTTGCGTGGGCTTCGATTGTTTCCATCAAATCCAATGAGACAAAGAAGGAGAATGAAGCGATGAAAAGACTGATTCGGCAACAAAACGATGTGTTGACCGTAACACTGAATCGTGAAAGAAAACTAAAAGAACAGATGAAAGAGGAAAAGCATGGATGAACTAATTAAAAGAATCGAAATTTGGTCAATTGATCGTGGGTTAAACAACCAAGATAGTGGTAAGCAAATCTTAAAATTGGTCGAGGAATTTGGCGAGTTGGTTCAGGGGCATCTGAAAAATAACGTTGACCAGATCAAAGATTCAATCGGTGATATGATGGTCGTCATGATTATCTTCTGCCAGCAAGAAGATATTAAAATCCAAGATGCGCTGAAAAGAACATCTGATGGACTATTCAATGAACGTCATTTGAAGGATGTTGATAGTTGTCTTAAATTCACACTGCGACATATTAGCCAACTTGCAGACCGTCCAAGATTTTGGCCAGAATTAGATTTGGCAGCCATCACGGATAGTATCTCAAATATTGGGGGGGCTTACGATTTAACAGTGGAAGAATGTCTTCGAGCTGCTTACGAAGAAATTAAGGACCGGAAAGGTAAAATGGTCAACGGTGTCTTCGTAAAAGAGGAGGACATAAGATGACATATGTTGTAAGACAATATGAAGGTCACTGCATGTGGGAAGGAAATCATCCAGCGAAAGCGAACGACACAGAATTCGAAACACTGCATGAAGCCTTGGACTACAGGGCAACACTAACAGGAATGGTTGAAATTTTTAAAAGAGAGGTGATTGAATGAACCTACGAAGTCGCTATGGATATCTTATCCTGGCACTGAAACAATATCCATTTGACAAAGAAATCAAGGACCGAATCGAAGAAATCGAAGTACCTTGGAAGCCGTCTGATCCTAACACGGGAATCAAGAGCAACAAGACAGTTACTCCAAAAGCATTATCAGACATCATCAAGAAAGAGTCGGATCCAGAATTGCATAGACTCGAATTGATGAAAGAAGCCATTTCTTCAGTCAAGGTTTTAACTCCAGAAAATGAATGGACTGCAATCAAAGCGATCTACATCGATGGAACTCTAACAGTTGAGGGAGCATCAATCAAATACTTGCATTGTAGCAAGTCATTGACCTACAAAGAGGTCATTGAACCGTTCTTCAACAAGCTCGAGAAGAAGATCTTTGAGTTGTCAGCCAACAGCAAATTTAAAATAAATTTGGAAAAAAGTTAAAAATTCGACTGAAATCGTGGAAAAATTTCAAAATAAAGGTGCTAAAATTGTATTATCGGGTAAAACCGAACCGATGGATCCTTATGAAACGGGTTGGGAGTTAGCTCAGTTGGAAGAGCGGTCGGGTTATGACCGGCGTGTCACAGGTTCGAATCCTGTACTCCTAATATCAGCCAAGTCAGCACAAGCTGGCTTTTTATTTTTACCTTGGAAGGAGGTGAGTCAATGAACATTGTGGACCCAATCAGGGACAAGGATGATATCCAAGCAATGAAGGAATATCTGAGAGAGTGGAACGAAAGGAACTATCTGCTCTTTTTATTTGGAATAAATTCTGGTTTGCGTGTAGGTGATATCTTACAAGTGAGAGTCAAGGATGTACAAGGGTGGTACATCAAAGTCAAAGAACAGAAAACTGGGAAGCGGAAGCAACTCAAGATGACAAAGACTTTGAAGAAAGAAATCCGAGAGTATATCAAAGACAAGCCACTGCATCATTATCTATTTCAAAGCCGGATAGGTAAGAACAAACCACTCGACAGACGAACAGTTGACTGGATATTAAAGACAGCTGCAATCGAATGCGGAATTGAAAACATCGGGACGCACTCGATGAGAAAGACATTCGGCTATCACTACTACAAGAAGACTAAAGATGTGGCAATGCTCATGGATTTATTCAATCATTCATCTCCTGCAATCACACTGCGATATATCGGAATTAGACAAGATCAACGAGATAAAGCAATGTCTAATTTTGATTTATAGTTAATAATTAGACATAACGAGGAAAACGCTAATTTATTTCATCAAATCTCCGTGGTCCATTTATTTTACTAGCTTTTAAATAGTGGTGCGAATCAGACAGAATATAAGATATGTCTAATTCAGCGGAGAAAAACAAAAGGATTTTCAGAAATACAATAAACAATTTCAGAAACAAGCGAATGAAACAAACATTTATTAGTGAGAAGAAAGCAAAATGGAAATTGATGTTGAGACTCGAGAAAGTCGCAGAGAATTTTATAACTCAGATTCATGGAGAAAGTTGAGGCTCGAAGCTTTGAACAGAGATCATCACGAGTGTGTCTGGTGTCGAGATGAAGGGAGAGTGACAAGAACTCTTCTAGAAGTCGACCACATCAAAGAGCTTGAGTATTATCCAGAACACGCATTAGATCTAGACAATCTTCGAACTCTTTGCAAGGAATGCCACAACAAACGACACAACAGATTCCAATTCCGCAAGTCTTCCAAAATGGAAAACAAAAATTTCAGAACTGACGAATGGTGGGGGTGAAATTTGTTGAACGAAAAAAATTTAAGACCCCCCGGTCGAAAAAAATCGAAAAAATCAAGCGCCAGGGAACCGGTGGGAGGGGTCGATTATCCAAATATTTATCAAAAAAATGAAGGGGGTGGGGGCTAATGGAAGAATACACAGAAAAAAATATAAAAGATTTAGAAAATCAGTTACTTTCTAAAATCGGGAATTTCAGCACACGAAAAAAAGATGCTGTCCAGTATGAAAAAGTCCATCGATATATTTATCTGGTCCGATTGCTTTACGAGCTAAAAGAGAGGCTTCATCAAGACGGCCTGGTCATCACTGTACATAATGGTCAGCAAAGATTCCAGAAAGCGAACTCGCTGATCAAAGAAATCAACACAACCAGCAATCAGCTTTTGGCTATCGAACGATCTTTTGACTTTGAGATTGAAAATTCACCAGTCGAGAAGAAACCATCATCGGATGGAAGTGATCTATTGTGATTTCACATCCTCTGATTGATGACTATATCGAACTTGCGGAATCAGGAAAAATCAAAGTCAATAAAGAACGCTCACTTTTATTCAAAATTATCAAAGAAAAAATCTATCCAAGGGATGATTTATATTTTGACAATAATTTGATTGAAAAATATATCCAGTTCACTGAGAAGAATTTCTTCCCACTGGCCAAGTATCAAAAATTCATCACACCGTTCATTTTTCTTTTCCGAAAGGAAGATGGGGAACCTCAATTTGATGAAATATTGCTCACTCTGGCCCGTGGAGGAGGGAAGAATGGTTTTATGTCTAGCCGAGACGCATTCTTTATCAGTCCTCTCTATCCTGTCAGAGATTACGATGTGACTATCACAGCCAACTCTGAGAAACAGGGGAAGGTCTCTTTCGAGGAGGTTTATGAAACTGTCCAGCGAAGAGGACTGGAAGATCATTACTATTTGACAAAGATGTCTATTACAGGCCGAGGGAACAACTCGGTCTTTTCTTATCGGACGAACAACCCGAAGACAATGGACTCGGCTCGTGATGGTTGTCTTGAATTTGATGAAATTCACCAGTTCGAGAATGATTCTGCTGTTAAAATCCAGCGGTCAGGGCTTGGTAAGATTGCCCATGCTCGTACCTTCTACAACGGTACCAATGGGCATGTCCGTGAAGGGTTCTATGACAAGCTGATTGAGAAGTCGATGAAAATCTTGAACGGTGAACTTGAGGAGTTCCGCTTATTCCCGTTTATCTGTAAGTTGGACGATCCGGAAGAAGTGGACGACATGAGCAACTGGCCAAAAGCGAATCCTATGCTTGACGAAACAACTCCTTATGCCAAGCGTCTGCTTGCTAGAACGAAAGCCGACTATGATGACTTGGAACTTGAGCCATCAGGCAGACAAGAATTTATGACCAAGCGGATGAACCTCCCAGAAGCTGACCTTGAGAAAGATGTGACAACTCGTGATAAGTTGCTCGCTACTTTGAGGGATGCAGATATTGAACTTGTAGGAAGGTCATGTGTGGCTGGATTTGACTACGCAAGCATCCGAGACTTTGCATCCGTTGGCTTGTTGTTTAAGGATGGTGATGATTTCATCTGGAGGCAACACAGTTTCGCTCGGAAGACTTTCCTTGATGCATTTAAAATCAAGGCTCCAATACGTGAGTGGCAAGAGCAAGGGATTTTCACTGTCGTAGATGGACCAAGTATAGATCCACGGTTGCTAGTCGCTAAGCTAAACGAATGGCGCAAGTTATACAATATTGAGCTAGTATGTGCCGATGGTTTCAGAATGGATTTGCTGAAGCCGTTACTGGAAGAAGCTGGTTTTGAGTTTGAATTTCTTCGCAATCCAGGGGCTATCCAATCCAAAGTGGCACCAATCATAGAGGACGGATTTGCGAATGAGAGATTTAATTTTGGAAATGATAGGTCAATGCTGTGGTACACAGATAATACCTTCGTGAAGGAAGACAAGGACGGAAACAAGAGGTTCTTGAAGAAGGAACCGGTGAGACGCAAGACCGATGGCTTCCACGCTTTTATTGCTGCTCTCTACAAGAGAGAAATCATCCAGGAAAGCACTGTGGGTGAATTCCTTGATGTGATTGAAGATTGGGATTTTTAGAAAGGAAAACCAAATGAACAAACGAATGAAGAAGAAACAAGCCTTACAGAATGAAGTTGAAATCTTGAAATCAGAAGTGACTGTGTTGAAGGGCGAACTGAACACACTGAGTCAAGCATTGAAGCGTCACGAAGATGCTTGTAGTGAGAACATCGAGCAGACGAATAAAGAGTTCGAGGTTATCAGACAAGATATGAAGCGCTCGAAGAAGTCATTCTTTAAACGATAAGGGATAAGCTCCCGGGTGGGTGGTTGGCAGAAAATTTAAGAAAGGAGGAGGTGCCTTGGGATGGCTAAATTTATTCAAGCGAGAAGTTCCGGAACCAAGCTTTGAGTTTGATGAGCTAGAGCGGATTTTTGGAAATCTGCAACTGAAGAGCTTGTCGATTGATAAGGCTGCTGAATTTGTGGCCCGCATCTTTGCAAGGTCTGAGTTCAAATTTATTGAGAACGGGAAGAAGAAGGCTACTGATTGGGATTATCTGCTAAATATAAGGCCCAACAAGAACGAATCAGCTTCTGAATTTTGGCAAAAAGCTATCTATCGCTTATTGACCAAGAATGAAGTCCTAATCTTTCTGTCGAGTGATGACCAGTTGTTAATCGCTGACTCGTACATTCGTCAAAAATATGCTGTGTATGATGATACGTTCACATCTGTGACTTGTCAAAATTATACCTTCCAGAAACCATTCAAGATGAACGAAGTCATTTTTCTGCAGTACAACAACAATCGTCTCCAAGAGTATTTTACTCAGTTGTTCAATGACTACGAGAAACTTCACACTCGGCTGGTCGAAGCGTTGGCACGGAATAATCAAATCCGTGGGGTCCTTAGTACAAGGACAAATGCAAGCTTCGACGATAAGAAGCGTGAGAAGATACAGAAATATGCTGATGGTCTCTTTAAGTCGTTTACAACCAAGACAGTAGCGATTGTACCAGCTCAAGAAGGTATGGAATATTCTGAGTTGACTAATACTACAGGTACTTCTAATCTGTCCGTGGATGAGCTCAAAAAGCTTCGTCGGCAGTTTGATGATGAAGTGGCTGACATCTTGGGAATCCCTACTGCGCTGATGCATGGGGATATGGCAAATCTTGAGAATAGCCAGAAGATGTTCAACAGCTATTGCTACCAATCGCTTGTGAAAAAGATGAGCGATGGCTTGAACTTCGCTTTGCTAAGTAAAAGCGAGTACAGGGGTAACAATCGTCTTGTTATTGTTGGCGAAGGTCAAAGGGATAAATTCTCACTTGCTCAAAGTATCGACAAGCTGATTTCTTCTGGTTCTATGCTTATTAATGAGGTCCGTGAGGAACTTGGTCTTGAAGCTGTACCGTGGGGCGACAAGCCTCTGATCACTAAGAATTATCAACTTGGTGAGGATGTAGAGAAGGGAGGTGAGAAAGAAGATGAAAGTGATTCCGATTAAGGGAACCATTGTATCGAACGATGATGTTTGGATGTATGATTGGTTCGGTTGGGACTGTACTGCTCCTAAAAACGTTGTACTTCCTGAAACTGGTGAGGACATTGAAGTCCATATCAATTCGGGCGGTGGTGATGTTTATGCTGGTAGTGAAATCTATACCGCTTTGCGGTCCTACTCAGGGAAAGTAGTTGTTAAGATCGTGGGCATTGCTGCAAGTGCAGCAAGCGTCATTGCTATGGCTGGTGACGTGGTAGAAATTAGCCCAACTGCTCAAATCATGATTCATAATGTGTCATCACGAGTCGACGGAGACCACAACACTCTACTGCACGAAGCTGGGGTACTTGAAGGGTTTAATAAATCAATCGCAAATGCTTATGTTGACAAGACAGGGAAATCATTAGATGATTTATTGAATCTGATGAACAAGACTACCTGGTTCGATGCTGAATCAGCAGTCAATGAAGGATTTGCTGACCGTGTCATGTTTAGCGGAGAGATTGCTCCGATGTTTGCTGCAAGCGAAACTCCAATGATCCCACATGACTTTATCGACAAGATGAAGTCAGCAATGACTCCTGATGTTGATAAAATCGCTGAGCTAGTAGCTAATAAGCTAGAAGCTCGACAAATTGCAAGAGAGACTTTTGAAAATAGCGAATTTTTACAGAAAAAATTAAATATTCCAGAAAGTCCAGAAAATAACACAAACGAGACTGTACCGAAAGGGTTCGGTCTTTTTGCATTTTAGAAAGGAAAATACTAATGACAATGCAATTATCTAACAAATTCAACGAAATTCGTCAGAACTTTTTGAACGCTGTGACAAACGGCGCACCTCAAGAAGAGCAGGCGAAACTCTACAATGATATGATCGAGTCGATGACTAACGAAATGATGGAACAAGCTCGTCATGCTGCTCATGAGGAAGTTTCAGCGATGAATCCTTACGATGCTAAATTGACTGCAGAAGCTCGTGAATTCTTCAACGACATCGACAAGACTGCTCCTGTGGGAGTAGAAAAACTCTTCCCACAAGAAACAATCGACCGTATCTTTGATGATATGGTGAAAGCTCGCCCGCTCTTGCAACATCTTGGATTGCGCAACGCTGGCATCCGCCTTAAATTCCTCAAATCAACTCAAACAGGACAAGCCGTTTGGGGCAAGATCAACGGGGAAATTCAGGGTCAATTGAAACAAGCCTTCAACGAAGAAGAAAAGATCCAAAACAAATTGACTGCATTTGTAGTCATTCCTAAAGACTCTGAAAAATTTGGCCCTGCTTGGTTGCAATCATTTGTATCTGCACAAATCACAGAAGCGTTTGCTGCTGCTTTGGAAGCTGCCTTCTTGAACGGTGACGGCGATGACAAACCTATCGGTCTTTCTCGCACTCTTACAGGGACTGCATCTGGTAACAAGACAACTTATCCAGAAAAAGCTGTAGAAACTGCAAAACTTACGTTTGCGGACTCTGCTACAGTCGTTAAAGAATTGACCGCTGTATACAAACATCACTCTATTAATACTGATGGAAACCCAGTTGCAGTTGAAGGGAATGTCGTAATGGTCGTCAACCCAGCGGATGCATGGGATGTCAAAAAACAATACACTTCCCTTAACGCTCAAGGAACGTATGTAACAGCAATGCCATACAACTTGATTTTGGTCGAGTCAGTTTCTCAAACTGCTGGTAAAGTGACTACATTTGTCAAAGGGCGCTATGATGCCTTTGTAGGTGGCGGAATCGAGTTTGGTCGCTACACAGAAACTTACGCTCTTGAAGACTTGAACCTCTACACTGCTAAGCAATTCGCTTACGGTAAGGCGCATGATGAAAAGACTGCTGCGGTTTGGGAATTGAAAATTAAATAATAGGTGGTGACACCGAATGGAAGAAACTAAACAATTTCATCCGCTTCTGGGAGCATTCAAGGAGCGGATGAAAATCTTTCATGATGCAGAAAATGCCAATCTCTCACGCATGCTCACTTCGTCAGAAAGAGCAATTCTTGATCTTACCGACTCATTCGATACCAGCGATAGCCGTGTTGAAGAGTTGATCCTTGAGCGGTCGAGATATCTCTATAATGACCAAGTTGAGTTCTTCTATGCGAATTTCCAGGGTGAGATTTTGGAACTGTCTCTTAAAAATTATCAGTAGGAGGGAATATGGTCGAAGTTTTAAAAGAATTTTTCGATTTGAAAGAGAATGTGCTCCGTAAAGTCGGAGATACATTTAAAGCGGATGAAGCTCGACAAAAGGAATTGATGGAAAAACTACCTGGTTTCATCAGTCCAGTGGTCGGGACTACTCCTAAAACGACAACAGAAGAAGTAGCAACACAGGGCATTGAAGCCTAATTTTAAATACAAGCAACCGGAAGCAACCAATGGGGACCTAAGAACGCCTGTCACCTTCTATACTTCTAAGGTGGAGGACGGTTTGGATGGGCGTGATGTTAGCTTTGAGAAGGCATTTTTCACTTTTGCAAAAACCTACTCGCCCAGCATAAAAGACATCGAAATCTCTACTGGTAAATCAATGGTTGCAAAAATGACTCTGAAAATTCGGGATCCACTGACTAGCTACCAGCCAGATGTAAGGCACTTCGTGGAAGTGATGGACCAACGCTTACAAGGTAAACACTGGAACATCATTGACGTTCGTCCTGATTACGATAATCGTGATTTCTTAATCGTCATTATCGGAGGTGGTCGGGATGAGTAGTGGTGCGACATTGGTCGGATTCGAGGAAGTGATCCGGAATCTAGAAGCCAAGCTCGGAGACGAAAAGGTGAGACGGTCAGCCAACAAGGCGTTGAAAGGTGCTGCGACCGAGACCTTGGAAGATTTCAAGGGTGCCTTGGGTGTCTACAAGGATACTGGTGAGACAATCGCAAGTGCGACTGTCGGGAATGTCACTGGAAGCTTTGAAGGTGTCCCGATGGTCAAGCTCGGATTTGGCGCTGGTTCACGCTGGCGCTTGGTCCACTTGAGCGAATTCGGCTATGCGAAGAAGGCACATCCTCGAGGATTTGGCGTGATTCGAAGATTTTCAGAGGCAAACAAAGAGAAGTTTAAATACAGACTGGCTTCTAAATTAAAAGCGGAGGGACTTGGATGATCAAAGATAAATTGACCGAAATTTACAACGCCTTAAAAAGCGATGAAGCACTTTCTGGGATTTCTATCAAGTCGTTTAAGCGTCCTGAGACGCTTTCTGAGAAGGAGCCGAGCATTGTCATCATTCCGGTCGGCCCTCCTCTTCAAAGCGACCGTGGGAGCAATACAAGTCTGTCAAAGACTTTTCTCTATCAAATCAACGTAGAGTCTACTGACCGCATCAAATGCAAGGAATTGCAAGGTGTTGTTGAGAAAATCATGGAGTCAGAAGGCTTCTACCAAACAGACGGGGGTCTAGATACATGGATCCCGGAAATTAAACGTTATGTAGATGCTCGGACATACAGAGGGAAAAGCTCTCTATATGACGACTATTAGAAAGGAATTTTAAATAATGGGAAAAGAAAAACAAGGTACAGCAACAGTCGGCTTTAAGAGTTTAACTGTTCGCATCTTAGACGGTGGAACACCTACCGAAGGCACTAATGTCTTTACTATCCAAGGTAAAAAGGGAGAAGGTGCTACACAAACCGCTAAAATCACTGGTCTCGCAAATGACCCTACCAAAACATTTGGTAGTAACATCGCTTACCACGTAAATAATCGTGGTGTTGGTGACTTGAAGGTTGAGCTTGGCCTCTTGGACATCCCAGTTGCATTGTACGCTAAAGCACTTGGATACACTGATACAGATGATATCCTCGAATTTGGTGCTGACACTGTATCAGCGGATGTTTCTATCTTGCTTGAATCAAGTACAGCGAGCGGTGAGCTTGCCCTTTATGGATTCTACAAAGGGAACCTCTCAATGGATGCCATCGACTTGAACACGATCAAGGACAAAGCGGACGAACTTGCGACTACCAACGTAACCTTTACCGCTGGGGCTTCTACTGCAGAAGACTCAAAAGACAAGTACGGAGCTATGTACTTTGGTAAGGATGATACTAAGGTACAAAAACTTAAAACTAAACTTGGTATCGTAGCAGGCGGATAAAATAAAACGGGGGCATCTAGCCCCTTTGTTTTATTATCTTAATATTGTAAACCTTTTCAAAATTTAGTAAAATAAGATTGTGGAGGTTTGCGATGAAAAAGAATAAACATTCGATTTTGATTTTATTAACTATTGCATTTGGTATCGGCCTAGTAACGATGTCAGGGCTGTTATTCTCTGCTATGAGTGAGAAATCCAAGCTAGAGAAGAAGTATGAGAGTCTGAAAGAAGACAAGGAACGAATCGAGAATATCAAGACTCGTTTTGTCAACTATGTCTATACTGTAGATAGCACTCTAGCTTCGGAAGCTATGGATTTTACATTAAGTGAAGGGGAATACCGTTATCAGTTCGGAGAACCTGCCCTGTTTGATCAGACTGAAATAACAGTTGGGGAACCGAAAAAAGACACTTCAGGGTTGCTCGCTATGGAACATGATAAAAATGAGTACAAAGCTGTCACTGTCACCCTGACAATCAATAACAAGGACACATCAAATGTTGTATTAAACCCTAGAAAATTCTTTGCGAGTGACGAAGATGGGGAATATCTTGGATTTGATTCGGTATTTTCGAATGACAATACTGTAGCTATCAATTCGGATTCCAGTGTCGTCTTCCAGGCTGGCAAAGAAGGTCATGTGACTATCATTTTTGCGATGAAGCAAAGTAATGCGTCTAAGGATGTCACAAAGGTCGAATTCGGGAAAAATAACTGGACGAAATAAGAGAAGGCACCGCAAGGTGCTTTTTAATTTAGAAAGGGAAAATAAATGGCTAAAATTACATTCACTATGAAGAACGAGAAAGGCGAAGATGTCCTATACTCCAGTAAAGAAATCACTACTCGTGACTATCGTGACTATCTTGTACTCAATGACTCGCTCACGTCTGAAAAGTCAGAAGTTGAAAAGTTGGACCAACAGTTGAACTTTATCGCTTCGCTCTTTGAAAATGTCACGGTTGAACAATTGCTGGAGCATACAGACTTTGCGAAGATCATTGAAGTATTTATGGACATCTACGCCCATCTGGTAGGTGATGTGGCCCCAAAGGGGAAACAATAGATCCCAAAGATGCTTTAAAGCATTTTTATAAATTTGTCAAAAATGTCTCTAATGGTCCATACAATATGAGTATCAATGAGGTTATGGATATTAGCTGGGATGACTTAATCGGAATCGTCGATACAAGTAGCGATTCAGAAGACGAAACTCCTCTAGATATTGCAGACATATTTGACGGGATATAAAGTAAAGCCTTATTAAAGGCTTTTTTTATTTCGAAGGAGGAAAAATGGCAGGTGGAACGCCACTAGGACAAATGTATATCGAACTAGGGCTGGACGTGTCAAAGTTCAATCCTAGCTTAACAAGTGCGAAGAATGCGGTGAAGTATTTCCAAAATAATGTCAAAGCACTCGACAGCACTTTAAAATCTCATGGAAATAATGCAGATTTACTGAAATCAAAGTACAAATCACTTGGTCAGGCGATTGAGGCACAGAAAAAGGTCCTCGATCAGATGAAGAAAGGATTTGACAAACTTGATCCTGGATCTGCTAAGTATGACAAAGCTGCTGCAGATATCGAGCGTGAGAATGCGAAGTTATCTGCAATGGAAGGTCAACTGTATAAAGTCGAGCAAGCTTTAAAAGCTGTTGCTCGTGAAAATAGTTTCTCCGGCCGAATGGAAGCTCTAGGGCAGAGTATCAAAAAAGGCGGAGAAAACATTCAGAATTTTGGTCGGAAAGTTTCTGACCTTGGCGGGACTTTAACAAAAGGTCTCACTGCCCCTCTTGTCGCTAGTGCTGGATTTGCGCTCAAGGCTGCCATTGATTATGAAAGTGCCTTTGCTGGCGTCAAAAAGACGGTTGATGGAACACCCCAACAGTTTGACAAGCTATCTGCAAGCATTCGTAATATGGCCAAGGAAATGCCATCTAGCGCTGTTGAAATTGCACATGTTGCGGAAGCAGCAGGGCAATTAGGTGTGCCAGTCGGAGCTATCAAAGAATTTTCTAAAACAATGGTGAACCTTGGTGTTTCAACCAACCTAAGCGCTGAAGAGGCAGCCTCATCGATTGCTAAAATCGGGAACATCATGAAGGTCTCCAAGAATGACCTGGGTGAATGGTCCAGTCATTTTGGGTCTGCAGTCGTTGATTTGGGTAACCACTTTGCGACTACCGAGCGTGATATCGTCGAAATGACAAACCGTTTGGCCGCCGGAGGAAAACTTGCCGGTTTGACCACTCCTGAAATTCTCGGTCTTGCGACTGCGATGAGTAGTGTCGGTATCGAAGCTGAGGCTGGTGGTACAGCCATGACACAAACCCTTACTAGTATCGGTAAGGCTGTTTCTGGTGTCGGCAAAGGCGCTACTGAAAAGTTACAACTGATTGCCCAAACCGCTGGGATGACATCTGAGCAGTTTACCAAGGCTTGGAAAGAAAAGCCAGCGCAAGCCTTGCAATCCTTTATCAAAGGGTTACAAAAAGCCACTGATGAGGGCAAGAATATGGACGGCATCCTTGACGAACTTGGAATGACAGGCATCCGACAAGGAAATATGCTGAAATCTCTTGCATCAGCATCTGATACAATGACAGATGCGGTGAATCGCTCAAACAGTGCATGGAAGAAAAACAGTGCGCTGACTGAAGAAGCTCGCAAGCGGTACGAAACAACTGAATCACAGTTAAAAATCTTTAAAAACAAGATTACGGATATCGCTATTGAGTTTGGTGGTCCATTGCTGAAGGCTCTGAACAGTGGACTGGATGCTGCTAAGCCTTGGCTAAAAACTCTATCTGATATGGCTGATAAGTTCAGCAAGATGTCATCTGAACAACAACAGAATATCATCAAATGGGGATTGATGGGAGCGGCCGCTGGGCCCGCTCTGAAATTGCTTGGTGGTGGCCTCGGAATCATTGGTGGCTTGACTAAAGGTTTCGGAAGTCTTGTTAGTGGCATTGGCAAAGTACCTGGTGCTATCAAAACATTTAAAGATGCTGGCTCGGTAGCTGGCGGATTTAAAGCCTTATCCGCAAGTATTAGCGGAGTAGGTACTGCAACTGCTGAAGCAAGTACAAGTACAAGCTTGCTATCTACTGCTGTAGCATCACTTGGTAATCCTGTTACTTGGGGAGTTTTGGCTGGTGGTGTTGCATTGGTCGGTTTGACCTATATCGCCGAGCAGATGGCTGAGGCTGAGAATAGGACACAGCGATGGGGAACATCCGTCAGTAAGGTCCAAGACGAGCAACTTAGCGGTTTTAAATCCAAGGTGGACGAAGCCAACAAGGCAATCGTGGACTTTGGGGCAACCGCTGGAAGCGTCGATAATGTCAAGGCCTCGTTTGAAAAGCTCAATAGTGAGATTGACAAGCTGATCGACGAGAAGAAAGAGAAGTTGCAAGCTCTCGCAAAAGAAGTCGGTATGAGTGAAGAGGTTCGTAAGAACCAAGAAGAGCAACTCGAACAAACCAAAGTAAATGTCCGGAATATGACCGAAGAGGTCGGTCGTATCTATCAAAATGCTAAGGACCAGCACAGAGACCTGACTCTTGAAGAGAAAGCTATCGTTTCCAATATTCAACACGAAATGATTAGCCAGGAATTGGACTTGCTGAATGTTTCTAAGGATAAGAAACACGCTATCATGCAAGCGATGAACGGTGATGTTAAATCCATGAACGAAACGCAGCGTCAAGATGCATTGAAAGTGGTCACAGACTGGATCCTGGAAGAAGAGAAGGTCTACGAAAAGCGCAAGCAAGCTATCAAAGACGCATACAAAAATGATGGTTCCGAAAAAGCAATTCGGGAACGTAATCAGAAGCTAGAAGAGCTGGAAGCAGAACATCTTGCCAGAAAAGAAGCTTACCAACAGAAATATTTTGAGTTAGAAAAGAACTTCCTCGATAATTACAATGGTAGATGGACTAAAGAAGCCATAGGAGGCGCTAAATCTCGTATGGGAGCATTAGGCCTTGATGTGAAGCAATTCGAAGAGTATATGCGTTCTGCTGCTGACACTGTAACGTCCTCATCTGGAATTGTTGCGAAATCTATGGCTAACATGAGTAAGGAAACTGCTGAGGCTAACATGGTCTGGAACTCACTCGTATTTGATGATAAAAAGGGTGAAGTTAAGACGAATGCCAAAGAAGAAATTTCCAAGGTATTGGAAGCTGAGAATGGCTGGAATTCAATTGAATTTATCTTGAAGAATGCCAACCTTGAAACGAATGCTAAGATGCTGATCGGTGAGACTTTGGTCGAGACCGGTAAATGGAATGAGTTGACCCTCGAACAAAAAGAACTGGTTTTAGATGGTCACAAAGGTATGCAGGCTATCCTTGACAATAAGGAAGCACTTGACCAGTGGAACGCTCTCCCAGCAGAAGTCAAAGAGCTGCTGATGAAGAATGAAGCATTCCTCAATTCTGGAAATCTAGCTATCTCTACCTTACAGAAATGGAATCAGTTGAGTCCGGAGCAGAAAGAGATTGTTGCTAAAGATTTAGCAACTGGTGAAGTTACTAAAATCCAGCAAGCCCTAAACTTGCTCGTAGGGATGAATCCTAATATTCCAATCGATGCGAAAGATAACTCCAGCAAGGTTATCTCTCAGGTAATGAATGACATCCTGAACATTCCGAAGGAGACAAACACTAATATCAATGCGGATGCAAGTGGTGCTGAAGCCGGAAAGAATCAAGCAATCGAGGCTTATGGGGCAGTCAATGCCTATCAAGTTCCTGAAAAACTAATCACAGCAAACGCAGACAATGCAGTCCAACAAGGGCAAGCAGCTATCAATAAACAGACTGAATGGAACGCAACTCCATCCCCTACAAAATTGCAAACTGGTGATGCTGGTAGTGCAGTAAATGCGGGACAATCTGCTATTAACAAGCAGAATGAATGGAATGCGCTTTACAGTCCTATGAAGTACATGACTGGTGATGCCACTAGCGCTATGAATGCTGCGAACTCTGCGAGCGGTGCCATCCGCTCTGTGCCGACTAGCTGGCATACAACCATCACAGCTACAGAAGTGGTCAATCGTGTTGTGAATAGTGTTGGAAGATTATTTGGACACAAAGATGGTACAGATTATCACCCGGGCGGACTTGCTATGGTCAATGACCAACGCAATGCAGTCTACCGTGAGATGGTCACACTGCCAGACGGACGTAGCTTCATCCCAGAAGGTCGAGACGTCATCATGCCACTGCCTCGTGGATCCAAGGTCTTGCGTGCGGATAAGACCAGACGTTTGATGCAAAAACTTGGCATTCCTAAGTACGCATCTGGTATCGGTATTCCAGAGGACGCTAAATTCCTGAAAGAGATGGAAAGAGCTAATCGGGAAATCGTGCTAGTTGACAATAAAGGTGGCAATGAGTACGATGGTCAAAATGTAGTTGCTGAGATTGCGTTTCTGAGAACAAGTTTAGAAAAGTTATTGACTGCTATCCTTGAGAAGCCGTCAGAAACCTATCTAGATGGCAATGTTTTAGCACAAAATAGTTATCAACGTTATTCTAAAATCATGGCAAGGGAGGGAATCTAATGTTTAACATGATTATTAATGGGTTTGACACTGGATCAATCCCAAACTGCTATGTCACCGATTACGGTGAGGAGCAAATGGCTCGGCCACGTTTTGACAATAATACGATTTATGGGGCCAACGGCGATTATCCAATCTATGATGGTGCGTATGATGGCTATGATAAGACTGTCAGCCTCTATGTGGTAAAGGAAGAAGAAGTCCAGAAAATCCTTGAGCAATTCAGTCAGCAAAATAATGTAGTAGAGTTTGGGCATCGGCCAGGCTCTATTTTTTATGCAGACTATGCCGACTCAAGCTTCAAACAGAATGGAATCCATGCTTGGTCGCTAGAAATCAAACTCAAGATGCATCCTTTCCGCTATCAGAAAAACAATACGGAAATCGTGTTGACAAGTAATGGGACTGTGACGAATCCCGGCACAGTCTATTCTGAACCAGTTATCACGGTTGAAGGAAATGGGGATGTTACGCTTACGATTGGTAAGCAAACCATGCAACTCAAGTTGGACACTAAGGCAACTATCGACTGCCGTCACAAACGTCAGAATGTCTATGACAAGAATGGTAATTTGAAGAATACTCTTCGGACTCGAGGTGGATTCTTTGAAATTCCTACTGGTATTTCTGGTGTCGTGCTTAGTGGGAATATCACGAAGGTGAGAATCCAAGGAAACTGGAGGTATAAGGTATGATCTATCTACTAGATGAGAACTTTCCTCTAAATGCTGCTTATGATGATGAAATCATCCAAGAAGCGAATAGCACCTATCAGCTCACCTTTAAATTCCCAACAACAGATAGCAAGTGGACAGAATTGAAAAATGAAGTCTTACTGGTTGCGGACGATTTGCACGGCGAGCAGTATTTCTCCATCTTTGAAGTTGAAAAGCAACATGGCTATATCACAGTATATGCTAATCAGGTTGCTACTTTGCTGAATAGCTACTCTATCAATACTATCAGCGTTGACAGAGGGAATGGCTTTACTGTGATGAATGCTTTGGTATCGGCCTTTAAGAGACCGAGTCCATTCACATTCTTTTCTGACATCAACTCAAAGCACACCATCAACCTCAAGAATGTATCGGTGATGGAAGCTCTGGTGAAGGACAAGCACTCTATTGTCGGACAATGGGGCGGAGATCTTGTGCGTGACAAGTACAGTATCCGGTTGCTTGAGAGAGCAGGGGTGGAGAATGAATCACTCTTTGCCTACAAGAAGAACATGAAGCCCTACCAAGAGTCTTCGTCTACCAAGGAATTGAAGACAAGGATTCATTTTAGACGTGTCATTGAAAGTCACGATGAGCACAAGAAAGACCAAGTCTTCACAGCTACAATTGACAGTCCTCTGATTGGTAAATATAAGAACATTTACGAGGCAGACATGGAAGTGCAAGACCAGGATGTAGTCGACCAGAAAACACTGGAAGAGTACGGGAAACGCTACTTCCGTGAAACGCTCTGTGATATGGTTGAAGAAAGTCTGGAAATTGATGTTATCGGACAGGCTGACCAACCCGTGAACCTCTTTGATACTGTCAGTGTCCTCCACGAGCAATACAATGTGGATCTACGTAAGAAGATTACGAAATACCGCTTCGCTCCTATGAGAAAGAAGCTTGTCAGTATCGGCTTCGGGAAGGTGAACCAGTCCTTTGGTAGTGCACTTGGAAGCCTCGTAGAAAACAAAGTCAATGAGCAACTTAATGAAAAGTTAAGTGGCCGTGATAAAGAGTACGAGAAGAAGGTGCAGAAGTTAGTTGATAATGCTAACGCCGAATACTCTAAGAAAGCGACCGCACTTGAACAAGAAATCACTGATGGTATCGAACAAGCCAAGGCACAAGCTGAGGCAGTCAAGAAATTCATCTCTAATGATATCGAGCGACGCTTCCAGGAATTTGGGAGCAAGGATCTTGAAGAAGTCAGACGAAAAGCAGATGAAGCATTGAGGAAGGCTGGCACATTGCCAGATGCTGCAAGCTTGTCAGCATCTGTGAAGCGAGAAATCTTGGCTAGTCCCGATCTAACCCAAAAGGTCAGCGAGACAATCCAGCAGACAGACAGCGGGACAATCTATAATAAGATTTACCAAAACATCAAGCATGATTTTGCAACAACAGATGAGTTAGGCCCCGTTTTGGCTGGCATTAATCAAAAGCTTAAAAGCCAAACCGTCGAGTTTCAGAAGCTGACTGAAAGCAATACGCTTTACGAACGTATCCTGGGTAAGTCTGAAACAGACGCACCAGATAAGTTATCACGGCTTGTCATGTCTAGTGATATTTTTCAAGCGGAAGTCGGGAAGTATTCGACGCAAGGTGGCCCGAATATGCTTCGAAATTCGAGGGCAGATGATGGGTTGAAATATTGGAACGGTGCACCCGATAAATTCAAGTTTTTAGAACACGCTTTTTACCTCAACGGTCAAAAGCGAATGTTTTTACTTGAGAATGGCGCAGTCGTGAACAGTCCACGCTTTATCTTCAAACGAAATACAGATTATACCTTTAATCTGTTAGCCTTTGACGCAAACACAGCGAGGGTGCGGATAACCTTGCGAAAACGTAAGAAGGATTCGACCAATCCAGACTATGACGAGGTTCAGACTATTTACGAGAAGACCGGCTCACCCGCTTTTAGTTCAAACGAGGCCGTGAAACGCACCTTTAAATTCAACACGGGTGATTTTGATAATGGTTACTTACTCTTTGAATACTATGGCAATCCAACCGGCTGGTCTGGTATGTTCATGACCGAGCTCGATTTCTACGAGGGTAACAATGACCGTAAATGGCAACCAGCGCCCGAAGATAGCGAAGAGCCTATCGAAGCGGTACGGACACAAGTCACGCAACTTGCGGGCTCGTGGTCAGTCAGAAACCTAAACAGTGCTGGCGACCTGATCAATGGTATCAACTTGGGAGCAGACGGGACTACCAGATTTGTTAGTAAGTTGACGCATATTTCAGGGGATACCCTTATCGATAATGCGGTTATCAAATCTGCGATGGTTGATAAGTTAAAAACTGGAAACTTCGAATCCGGCTCTGTCACAACTCAGATTCTCGCTTCAAATGCGGTCACTGCTGATAAGTTGCTTGTGGATGCTGCCATGATCAAGAAGTTGGTCACTAATCAGGCATTCATCCGAGACTTATTCTCTCAAAACGCATTTATCACGCAATTGAAATCAGTCGATGTAGCTGCTGAGCGGATCCAGGGTGGAAGGTTGCTGTCTACGAATGGTGCTACAGATTTTAACCTAAATGATGGAAGCATTAACTTCTATTCAAATTTAGGTTCCATTCGACGGATTGATGATACGACATCGTCACAGTTTATCCGACTTGAGCAAGGTTCTTTCCGTGCTGAGCGCCTAATTGATAACAAGGCTGCCCGCATCGTCATCGGAACGAACCATGACAAGACAGAAGACGTGGAAAACTCAACCTTTGCTGGGACTCGTTTGTGGTCAGGTAGTGGGAACGGAGATAAGGAATCATTTTACGAAACCGTCGCTGACCGTATCGTATTTTATTCGAATGGTAAATTCCGTAGCCCGTGGATGATCCACAATAATACACGGGATAAGAGTACATTCTTTATGCCTTTGAACGAAAACGGAGTGAAACACGTAATCGGTCGAGGAGATAAAAGAATACACGAAATTCATACAAACGAAATTATGCTAAATGGAGTTCGTCTCAAGATGATGATAAAAGATATCATGAATTATATCGGCTACCGTGGAAATAACAGTTGGGCAGACCTTATTAATTAGGAGGAAAAATGAACGAAAACATTTTACTATCAATGGTCGCTGAATTGAATAAGCAATTGAGTGACAAGACGCTGGGTGAAATTGAGTTTAAGGCTCGTTTTACTGATTTGCAATCACAAGTAGCTAAACTTTCGCAAGAAGTTGAAGGCTATCGCAACACTATCGAATCTGATGCTGAATTGAAGGCATTGTTCGAGAAAATCAAAAACAACAAAGAGGTAACAGACAATGGATTATAAAGTACAATTTAAATCATACGATACAGTAGCCAATGCTACGAAAGTAGCAATCAAGCAAGACTTCCCATATCGTGTTTTTGAGGAAATTTTGCCAACAAACCGCATGACAGAAGACGATGCGACACTGGTTGAAGCAGTATTGAACATCGTCCGCATGGAACTTGACACATCTGGCGCAGTCGTGGCAATCAAAAAAGAGCTTGACAAGTCTGTTGAAGCTAACAAGGATGCCATCGCTAAGATCCAAGAATTGACCAAAGAAAAAGAAGAGATGGCTCAACAAATCCAAAACATCAAGTCAGTGGCCGATTGGTCGGTGTTGGCTCGTGTGACTGATACGGATAATCCGATTGATCCTACTCTGTATGCTCGTGGTTTGGAATTGATCGAAACTGGCCAAACTGGTAAGGAATATAAAGCACACGACATCTTTGTTGTCAATAATCCAAATTATACTGCTAAATATGGCGAGGGAACTCGTGTGCTGGTACAAGTCAACAACGATTTCACCTACAATGGCGAATCCGTGGAAGAACTCGAAGGCAAGCTATCGCAAGATGGCAAATTAGCAGTGTGGAAATGGGAGCTTCCAAAGGAAAACAAACCAGCACAACCAAGTGGAAATCTTGAAACAGAACCAGTGGCCACAGCTACACCACAACCAGCACTTTAATCAGAAAGGGGCGTGATCTATGATCCACTTTACACCAGAGGACATCAGCCTGATCATTGGATTTGTCGGTGTCCTCCTTGGAATTTACGGAAATTTTAAAGGAAGTGTCGTGGCACAAGAGAAACGCATGGTCGTGATTGAAAAAGACATTGAAAATATGCGTGACTTCCGTTTGACAGCAGTGAGACGACTTGATAACCACGATGAACAGAATAAGTCTCTACTTATCCTCGCAGAGCAGGTCAAAGCCTTGAGCGAGGATATGAAGGAACTTAAAGCATTAATTCAAAATAAAAATAATTAAGAGGTAACATTATGAAGATTAACTGGACTGTACGTTTGAAAAACAAAAACTTTTGGCTGGCTCTTGTGCCAGCTTTGGCTTTGCTCTTCCAGGCTTTTGCTGACATTTTTGGCATCAAGTTAGAGTTTGGTCAAACTGTTGATAAAATCTTGGTATTCGTCAATGTGCTATTTGCGCTATTTGTTTTGGTTGGTGTCGTCAACGACCCTACCACAACAGGTTTGAGCGATAGTACACGAGCGCTTGACTACCATGAGCCAAATAATGATTAAGAGAGCTACTCTCAAAGCAACAATCTTTTTGTTAGCCACTGCCTATTTTTGGGTGGTGGCTTTTGATTTTAGAAAGGAGCAATAAATGGCTACTTTAAATGATATTTTGGGATATGCAGAAGGGTTAGCAGATGCTGGTACTGGTGTATCTATGAGCAAATGGGGGATGCAATGCGCTGCACTACCGAATGCAATCTCTACTTACTTTTTCGGCAAAACCCTCTGGGGCAATGCTATTGATCTACTCAATTCTGCCCGTGATTTAGGTTATGAGGTGGAATATAACCAAGAGGGCAATGCGGACAGCAAACCACGAGCGGGTGCGGTATTTGTGCAAGAGACCACTTACTTATTCGGTCATTCATACGGCCACACTGGCCTAGTGATTGAGGATAGCGATGGGTATACCATGCGTACTATCGAGCAGAATATTGATGGCAACGAAGATAGTCTATATGTAGGTGGCCCGGCACGATATAATACCCGTGATTTTACTGCCATTGTCGGGTGGTTTTATTTCCCGGTTGATGGTCAACCGGCACAAGTAGAACCTATCACACCATCAGAGCCTCTTACAGTTGACTCTAATGGATTCAACCCAGAGACAGGTACATTCACAGTCGAAGTATCGGCTCTTAATGTACGGTCTTCTGCTGGGCTCGCTGGTGAGATTGTGGCAGTCTATACTGCTGGCCAAGAAATCAATTACGACGGTTGGTTAGATAACGACGGATATATCTGGATCACGTACATCGGAGCTTCTGGAAATCGTCGCTATGTAGCAGTCGGTCAATCAGAGAACGGGCAACGGATTACAGACTTCGGCTCATTCTCTTAAAACAAGGAGGATTTAATGCCTTTATTAAATTCCACAAATTTACAACAATTTGAAGGAGGGGCAATCGTCAAACAAGGCGATTCAGCCTCTCTATTTGGTTATGAGTTGTTAGATGAGCAGATGAGACCAATCAATGAGTTGACTGGCAAAAATGCCACTATTCGGGTCTTTAACCAAAAGGGCAAGCTTACATTCGACAGTGTCGTAGATAAGTCAAAAGTAACTTTTAAACTCGAGAAGGTCCTTCCGGTCGGCATCTATCTGGTCGAAGTCATCTGCGATGGCTACATCTTTCCTAGTGATCGTTCTGCGAGGTTGGAAGTCATCCAGTCTGCGGACCAATACACGACGGAAGAAGTTGTGGCATTGGTTAAAAACGACGTACAGGAAGAAATCGGTCGCTTTTTGAAGGAGCACCAAGAAGATGAAATGCCTGATTTAACAACTTTGTATAATTTAGCAAAAATTTAAAGGAGAAACTATGTCTTTTAATACTGAAAATTTAACATCTTTAGCCCGGGCCATGGGTACTGATGTAAAAGAAATCAAAACCTTGCTTGCTAACAAGGCAGATAAGTCAGAAATTGGCCAAGGTGGGATCACAAAAGAACAGTTGGACACTGCAATTCAAGGCGTGAAAACGGCAATTCTGGGCGAAGGTGTTCCGGAAGAGCTAGATACTTTGAAGGAGATTGCTGAGAAAATCTCTGCTGGAAGTAGCTCTGATGGGGCTATCGTTTCAAAAATGACTGAACTTGGCCAAAAATTTACCGATCTTGAGACCACTGATTTCGTACAGGTTTATACAGCAGCCAAAAATAGTCTCTAAAAGGAGGCATTGAATGGACAAGTTAAAAGAAGCAATTAAACTTATCGGTCGTGATATCGGAAACATCGAAGACCAACAAGCGTCTTTACTGTCACAGTCCAAGGCCTATGAACTCTTTCCGACCTATTCCACGCTGCAAGCACAGATGACTAGTAATATTAAGGAAAAACACCTTGAGTTAGGTCTGGATGCTCTGATTGATACCAAATTGCAAAATGGTGGTGATCCATTTGTCACAAAATCCAAGCTACCAACAATGGATACAAGTCAGCTAGTCAGCAAAAATGAGTTCGAAGAGCTAAAACGAAAAATTTCAGCCAACAACGCTGGAAGTGGTAACACTAGCACAGAATTAAAAGGACAAGGTTTTCCATACGCTCTGAATGCTGACATCGGTACAATATATACAGATACCACGGCTAAAAATGGAGCGGTCAAGTGGATAAAAAAAGGCCCGGGAACTGGTTCTGGCGCTTGGTCTGTATTGTTTGGTGATGTCAAATTTAAGCCGAAAAACCTCAGCTCAACTCTACCTAATGCGTACGTAGAATTTAGACGCATAAACTCCACAGTTGAAATCAGCTTCGGCGGTCTCTCTTGGGGTTGGTTTGGCATCAAGCGCAGAGGTGCGCCCGGCTATGTTGCCCAAGGGTCAGACCGTGACCGTAATGTATTTATCTTAAGCAACGGTGGTGTACCCGTCGGTTTTCGTTCCTTTAACTCAAGACTGGGCATTATGACTAATGACAAGGGCCAACGTTTGGGAACGTTTTACCTGGGTGGGGCGGGTGATTATAATCATCTACGCCTTCAGTTCGACGACCCCGTTCCAACAGACCGAGATATCGGGGATTTACGATTTACCACTATGTCCTATACCACGGATGATCCGTGGCCCGAGAATACACAATAAGACACACACCCTCCCAATTCGGGAGGGCTTTTTTTGTTGCCTTTTTCTGAAACTAGTTCCAGAATTAAAATTTTTTTAATTATTTTGATAAAAAGCGTTGACAAACTATCATACATGATATATAATGAATATGTAAGATAAATGAAGGAGAAAACAAAATGAAATCACAAGTAATGAGCCTAGCATGGAAAATCTTCAAAAATGAAAAAAATGACGTAACTTTCTCAACTGCATTGAAATTAGCTTGGAAGACTGTTAAACGTCAACAAATGGCAGATGATTTCTATTTCTTCCGTTCTTCAAATGTTAAATTTCAAGGTGTCAAGAAATGGTTTGCTGAAAAAGAATTTTATGGACGTAATAAGAAAGATTTAGCGTTCATGTCTGTTACTGCGATTAGCGTAAAAGATTTGGTCGAAGAAACTGAAAAAGCTGTTAAACTTGAAATTGTAACACCTTATGGCATTTCTACTAAATGGTATCCAAAGAGCGTACTCGCTTAATTTTAAAATAAAAAGGAGAAATAAAATGGAAATCAATAACGATATTAAAGGCTTAATTTTGGAATATGTGGGGCGGTATTTCCGTTATGAGAACGACTTCTACCGTCTTCCTAATATCAAATTCACGGACGCTAACTGGCAGAAATTCAAGAATGGCGAAACTTCTATCGAGAAGATGGGGGCGTCAAGGGTCAATGCCATGCTAGATTGCTTGTTTGATGATTTCGAGCTTGCTATGATTGGTAAGGCTCAAGATTACTATTATTTCAGCAATTCGCTTAAAATGAATATGACGTTCCATGCTTACTATGACCAGTTCAAGAAGCAACAACTCCTAAAATGGATTGAAAATAGCCGTAATGATATCATCGGGGGGACTGGCAGAATGTACACGGCCAGCGGAAATTGGATTGCTAACGCTTATCTTGAAGTGGCCTTGGAAAGTAGCGAAGTTGAGGACAGTTACATGCTTCAAATGCGGTTCAAGAATTATTCCCAAGATCCTAGACCGATACCAGCGGGCCGTCAAAATCGCCTTGAATGGATCGAGAAGAATTTAGAGAATATACGATAATTTAAAATAAGCCACCTCAAAGGTGGCATTTTTGTGCTTATAACGGCAATTATTGAAATTGTCTATTATAACGGCAAACAAAAAAAGCCCTCGGGCTCGTTCTCTCAATTATGCGGGCAATGAATACGAAAATGAATACGTCTTTTTTATTTTATCGAGAAATGACGAAAACGATATTTTGACAAAGTACGCGTTTTTTAAACAATCGGAAACGTACTACTAGTTGATGGAAACGGTCGTCTGATTCTGATATAACGGCAATTTTTCAGATTGTCTATTGTAACGGACAATCAAAAAAGCGATGATTGTATAATCATCACTTTTCTTTTTTAAACCGATTAGCGTATTCTGTCATTTTAATTGCGTGTTTCAAACGCATATTCATAATATCAGAGATACCGTTCTTATATTTGTCTACAGCTTGGGTGGATAATCCACAATTTTTACTAATAGAATAGGCTGTGTCATTTTCTAGCAGCCATTTAATAGCATTGATATCAACTAACAT